GGCGCGCCTTGCTCGCTTTGCCGGCCCCGGTCGCGCCTGCCGACGTGGACCGCGTAGTGGGGAATGGGTGTTGGACGCGCGTGCCCGAGTGCGATGGATGCGGTCGTGAGCGCAACCGATCCGTGGTGCGCCTTGGCGACCCGGATAGCAAGACGGTCGATCTATGCCGCGCGTGCATCACCAAGGCGGCCAAGCTGATGGGAGCCGCGCCATGACCACACCTAACAACACCGGGGCGATGACGGCGCTGCGTGCGCTGGCTTCCGTGCAGCGATACTCGTTCCCCATTGTCCATATCAAGGACGGCCCCGACTTCGTTACGCGCGGCTGCGAGCGATCCGATTCGGGCCGATGGATGCAGTTCTGCGACGTTGAGGCCGCGCTACTCGCAGTCACCCCACCCGAGGACGCGCCCGCTGTGGATGGTGGGGATGCGGCTATCCGCACGCTTGCGGCGCTTGGCTACACCTACCACGGCGGTCAGTTGTGGAAGCCGCCGATTGGTCCGCGCCCGACGTTCACCGCTGCGCCTGCGCCCGCTGCGCCTGCGCCCGCTGTGGAGCGGGCGGCGGTGGACCTGACGTTTCCCGAGGCGGTGGCATGGATCGGACGGTACGCGCTGGATCGCATCGACAGGAATCGCCGGGAAGGCGGTGCCGTGGCGGTGGTCGGCTTCGATGAACGCATCGCCGCGACTGCCAGCGAGAATCACGGCATCGGCCTCTACACCGCCGACCAGCTACGCGCCGCATTCAAGCTGGGGCAGTCGCACGCCACCCCGCCCGCCGAAGCGCGCGAGCCGGTGGGGGATAAATCATGAGCGATTGCGCGGATTTCGGACACGCATGGGAAGTGAAAAAGCGGCTCGGCGAGTGCCTGGAAGTGTGTTCGCGTTGCGGGACGATGCGCGGCAACCCACCCGCCCCACAACCCAGCCTCTTTGACAAGTTCAAGGCGGCGGTGAATGCGCTCATTCGTGAGCGCGGACAGGGTTGCGGGTGCAAGGTCTACGCGGAGGATGTGAAAACCCTCCATGACGTACTGCGGGTGCTGCAATGCCTCGCCGCCCAACCGCAAGCCACCCCGCCTCACGACACGGCCGCACAGGCGAGTGATAACTGGCGTGGGCGGATGCCGGCAAAGATCGCCAATCCCGAAGCATGGCCGCTGAACTATGCGGACGGCTTTAACGACGCACTGCAATTGGTCTACGAAGAAACCGGCATCGCCAGCCCGCCTCACGACACGGGCACGGAACGCGGCGAGAGGGCTCATTGGCTGGCTGCGGCGGGCGGGTTGCAGCGGTTCGTGGACATGATGAGCAGGGACGCCGACAAGCCCGACGTTCTGGATGGCTGGAAGGCCGCGTGTAGCTGGCACGCCACACGCCTCCAAACCATCGTTGACGACATGCGCGCGAACGCTTCGCTATTCACCCACAAGGGGATGCAGGCGAGCGAGGGGGATCGGGACATGGCGCGCTCGCTGGAGACGGCCGCACTGGCGGACGGCTGGCGCGAAGGCGACCGGATGCGCTTGCTGGACGCCGCCGCATCGCTGCATTGGCGAGCCGCTCGCAATGCCCCGCAGGAAGACGGAGGTGCGGAATGAAGCGGCCCTCGTGGTGGCTTGTTGCGATCCTGTGCGCCATCGCATACGCGACTGGCTTGGATGAAGGTGGCGATGCCGAAAAGCGCCGAGCCGCCGACGTGTACGTGTGTCCGTGCGACGAGTGCGACTGTGGCCCGCCCGAGCTGCCGCGAGCTGTTGCCCCGCAGGCCGCACAAGGAGACGAGCGATGAGCGAGACCATTAAGCCCTGCCCGTTCTGCGGTGGCATCGGAATCCTTGGCGGGATGATGCCGTGGGTCCAGTGCGATGACTGCGATGCATCCGGACCTTCGTGCGCGGATGAGGCGGAGGCTACCGACGAATGGAACAAACGTCCGGAGGAGACCGCCCTGCGCGCCCGAGCCGAGCAGGACAAGGCCAGCATTGCCGCACTGGAGGCGTCGTTGGCTCGCTGCAACGAGAACCGCGACGAGTGGATTGCGACCCATCGGCAGGATGCCAAGCGCATTGCCGAACTGGAGGCGGAGAACGGGAGGCTGCGGGAGGATGCGGCGCGGTGGAACGCCTGGATCGAGCGAAACCCGCTCACCACCTACCGCAAGATCACGGGCGGCACGTACAGCGGCAGCACGATCCAACCGGATCGGATCAATGCCGCGATGGACGAACTCATAGCCGCCGAGGTATGGACCCTTGACCCGGCGCACAAGCGCAGACAGGACGAACTACGTGACCTGCTGGGCGGCACCGTGGGGGAGGAGTGATGGCTAGGCCCTTGGTCCGATACCACGGCGGAAAGTGGAAACTGGCGCCGTGGATACTTGAGCACCTGCCACCGCACCGGGTCTACGTCGAACCGTTCGGCGGCGGCGGATCCGTGCTGCTGCGTAAGCCCCGCAGCTATGCCGAGGTCTATAACGACCTCGACGGCGAGATCGTCAATCTGTTTCGTGTGGCGAGAGAGGATGGCTCGCGCTTGGTCGAGGTGCTGCGCCTGACGCCTTTTTCACGCGAGGAGTTTCTGGCCGCGTGGTATCCGTCGAACGATCCGCTCGAGCAGGCCCGCCGGACGATCGTGCGGGCCTTCATGGGGTTTGGCAGCGCAGCAGTCACGCTGATGCGCGCGCCCAAGGCGGGAGCGCGGGGCGGCATCGCCCGCACCGGATTCCGGGCCAACTCAAACCGGTCGGGATCGACGCCTGCGCACGACTGGGCGAATTACCCGGATGCGCTGGCCCGCACTGTTGCGCGCTTGCAGGGCGTCGTTATCGAGAACCGGGATGCACTCGCATTGATCCCCCGCCACGACGGCGCGGAAACCCTGTTCTATGTCGACCCACCGTATGTTGCGGCGACGCGCGATAAGGGTGGCGATTACCGTCACGAAATGGATGACGCTGATCACGAGCGACTGGCGGAAATGCTGCGCGGAGTCGCCGGGATGGTGGTCCTGTCCGGATATCCGTCACCCCTCTACGATCGGCTGTATTCCGGATGGGTCCGAATCGACCGCCACGCCCACGCGGACGGCGCGCGAGACCGTATCGAGTGCCTGTGGTTAAACCCTGCCGCCAACGCGGCCACGCCGCAGCAAAGGCTCATCGCATGACTGACCTCGCCCTGTCCAAGCAGGAGGTCTACGCCTTCCAGTTTTCGAGCTGCGTCTACGAGGAAGGCATGGTGACCCGCAGCCTGCACCTGACGAAGCGCGGCGCGTACCGGGCCATGAACGCCTACCTGTGGGAGCGGCATATGGACTACCGGGACGGGCCGCACACGCGAAGCATCCTCGGCGCAGGCTGGAAGCCGCTGGGTAGCGCCGCGTGGCGCGTGCAACCGGTGGAGGTGCTGCCGTGAGCGAGCCGACGATGGACGAACTGCTGGCGAAGCTGGCGGCCTTGGCAGACGGCGAGCGCAAGCTTGGCGTCGAGGCTGCGGCGGTGATCCTTGGCATCCCCGAGGGCACGTTCCGCCAGTTCGCGAGCCGCCCAGGATTCCCGAAACCGGCGAAGCTGGGAAAGCGCCTGACGTGGAGCCGGCGCGAACTGAACGAGTGGTGGGAGAAGGAGCGCGCCCGGCAGAACCGGGCGGCCTGAAAGACCGCGCCCCGCCAGCGCCCCACGATACGTGGAAAGCTAAGCGGGGCGCGAGGGTTTGGTGCCGGAAATAGGCCCTGCGGGGCCATTGCCGGTAGCTCACGGCAGGGCACGGATAACCTGAAAACCCCGCCCGATCAACGGGTTGCGTGAGGTGCTTCATTGCCGGATAGTGCCAGCAATTATCGGGTGCCGAGTCCGTGCGCCCCACGGATTGCACATGGCGAGCATCTATCGGCACGGCAAGGGCTGGCGTGCCCAAGTCCGGCGCGGGACTGAACGCGACTCCGAAACGTTCCGCACCAAGCAGGAAGCCTCCGCATGGGCGCTCCAGCGCGAGGCCGAACTGACCGGTACGCGACTGGCCGATCATACCCTCGGCGACGCCCTGCGCCGCTACGCGCGCGACGTGAGTCCGTCCAAGCGCGGTGCGAGGTGGGAAACGCTGCGGCTCGATGCGATGGGCCGCGATGCGGTCGCCGGCAAGCGTCTGGCGGACCTGCGGACACCGGACCTTGCAAGCTGGCGGGATAGACGGCTGGCAGAGGTCGCCCCGTCCACCGTGGCGCGGGAAATGAACCTGCTGCGCTCCGTCCTGCGGCTGGCGTGGAAGGAGTGGCACTGGCTCCGCGCGAACCCGCTGGAGGACGTGAAGCCGCCGCGCTCGCCCACCAGCCGGAAGCGCCGGGTCACTCAGGACGAAATCGACCGGCTGATGATCGCCGCTGGCGTGACTGACACCGAACACGAAACCGCCATGCAGCGGACGTGCCTCGCCTTCCTGTTCGCGCTGGAGACGGCAATGCGGGCGGGGGAAATCGTCGGCCTGCGCTGGCAGGACGTGGAGGCGAAGTTCGTGCGCCTGCCCATCACGAAGAACGGAGACGCCCGCGAGGTGCCGCTGTCACCACGCGCCCGCGAGATACTGGCCGCCTTGCCTCGCGAGCGGCAGGTGTTCGATCTGGAGCCGGGCACCCGCGACGTGATGTTCCGCCGAATGCGCGACACCGCGAAGATCCCGAACCTGCACTTCCACGACAGCCGGGCCGAAGCGGTGTGGCGGCTGTCCAAGAAGTTCGACGTGCTGGAGCTGGCGCGCGTCATCGGCCACCGCGACCCGCGCTCGCTGATGATCTACTACGAGACCAGCGCCGACGACCTCGCCGACCGCCTCTAGAAAAGGCTGAGGGCGACCCGTAGGACGCCCTCGTTACTCGCCCTACGCATGGCAGGGAGAGCAGAACAAGCCGCCCCGTAGGGCGCATCCGCTCGCCCGAAGCGAGACGGAGGGGATGGGTGCCCCGCGTCTATGTGCGCACATATCGCGGAGCCGCACGGCCGAACGTGCCATGTGGGCGACCGGGCTACCCCAATCCTTACCCACTACCACCTGCGGCTAACTCAGGGGCGACCTGTGAATTCTACAGCACCCCGGACGGTGGAACCGCGGCGTACTCGCAAGGGGTCCAGTCCCGTTGAGTGAGGCCGCCCGTCCGGGGCAGGGTCAGAGTGGCGTGGGTGCCGGGCGCGGTCTGTAGGACTTTGCCGCTGCCGCGTGTCAGGCCGGGTCCGTTCCGGCTTCGTATGGCACAAGGATCGCGTCGGCCCGCGCCTGCGTCATGCCCATCGCAACCCACACGGACTTGAGGCCCTGTATGTCCTCGCTGCTCATGTCCACCTCGCCGTCCATCTCCGCCCACCGTAGCCACGCGAACAGGGCGTTGCGGTCGGCGACGACGGGCGTGTTGGTGTTAGCCGCACGCTGGAAGGCGCGATACCACGCATGCGCCTCGGCCGGCGTCATGCGCTTGAGGAGGAGGTGCTTGCGGATGCCTGACGTGGTGAGCGCGGCGTCCGACACGAGGCGCTGCCCGACGACGTTTCCGCCCCGACCAATGATGTCTTGGTAATGCTCGGCCATTGGCTACACCAAGTCGTAGAGGATGAGAGATTGCAGCTTGTCGGTCTCGGTGACGGACGACTTGATCTGCACGGTGAGCGTATTGAAGGGGATGCGGTCCAGAGCGGCGATGCCCTGGATAAGGCCCAGAATGCCAACCGGACACAGCCCGCGACTGGCCTGCGCGACCGCCGCCCCGGTCAGATCGATCGCGGTCACCCCGTCGATGATGATCTGAATGCCGATCGCGCGAGAGGTCGAATCTGTCGTCCAGACCGCCGCTAGTTTCAGGACGCCGGGCGCGCTCAGGGTGAGCACCGACTTGTAGGTGTTGGCCGTCATAGCGCCCGACGCGACGGGCGCGCCAAGGACCTGCGCATCCGCAGTGGAGATCGAGGTCGTAGTCGTATTGGACCGGCCGTTGATGCTGGTGGGCGGCTTATCTGTCGGCGACATGATCACCGCGCTTAGATTCTTGTTCGCCATTCAAGCAATCCCCAGCTCAGAACTTGAATTCGCCAGCAGATAGACCGTCTCACCCTGCGCGAGGGTGAGCGTGTCGCCCGGCGCGCAGACCGTGGTTGTCCCGTACTTGACCGTGTGCGGCGTGCTGATGACCACGGAGCCGCCCTGTGCGTGGATCACGAAGAAGTCGTTGGCGGCGATGGCCGGCAGCGTGCGGGTGTAGGCACCGGTCACCCGCTCATGCGTGTTTACGGCGCAGGTGCCGGAAGCCGCGATGGTCAGCCATGAAATGCCTCCACCGCCACTACCGCCCCCCGGCAGGGTGTCGCCCACCGGGAGTTCCACCGCTTCGCTCCCAACGATGACAAGGGGGCGTCGCTCGGCCATTACGCGCGCTTCAGCGGCAGGCCGGGGATGAAGCGGATCGCCGTGGCGGACTCCGCGACGCCGACGCCCTGCACGATGGAGCCGACGCCAGTCGGCGCGGCCGTCGTCTCGGCGCCCGCCGTACCCAGCAGGTACTCCGTGCCTGGCGTCAGGCCCGTGTGCTGGTCGTTGAGTTCGCCTGGGCCGTACACCGTCGCCGTCGCCGACAGAGCTACCGCTTCGCGAACGAAGCCATGCACGCGCCGCGCGTTGCTGTTGTCGGCCTTGCGAGCCTTGGCTACGCCCGCGTCATTCCAGAGGTTGACCCAGTCGCCAGTGGCCAGCGCCTCGGACGCGACAATCAGGCTGACGTTCTGGCCGATGCCGGCCGGCATTACCGTCGTGTCCAGCCGCCCCGATCCGTCGAGCGCCGGGATTTTCCCCGCATCTCCCGCGCCGGCACTGGTGACCAATCCTTCAACTTCGGTCGGCAGGTTGTCGGTGCCGATTTCCAGATACTTCTTTGCCATGTCAGCTCCTCAAGAAGGGGGTTTTTACGTCGATCACCAGTCGCGTCGCGCTCATCGCGCGGCCGACTTCGAGAATCCATCCGCTCGCGGGCGCCTGCGTCAGCGCACCGCCGTCACCGCAGAACACGATGCCGGGCGCCCACGCCCATGCGGAATCGGTCCATTCGCCCTTTGTCACCACGTCGAAACTGTCGCCGGCTGCCGCCGCCGTTACCGCCAGACCCACCACGCGCGCGGCATCGGCCGACGCGGCCGTGCTGGGGTATCGCCCGGCGCCGTTCTCGGCCACGACCATGCGCAGCGCGGAGATCGAACTGGTGGCTATCAGTTGCAGGCGAGAGGCGTCGCGGATGTCGCTGGCGACGACAACCGACGTGCCCGCCACCCGACCGTAGGCGTCGCGGGCGAACTTCTGGAGGGTGCCGCCGCCTGCGTCGGGGAGGTCGGGGAGGTCGTTGCTTGAGAGCGCCGCAGCCGTCCACGCTCCATCCGAAGATCGACGCACAATGCCCGCCGACTCGAGCGACGCGACAGCCTCTACATTCTCGGGAACCTCGCGCACCAGGCGCCAGATCGTGCTGGCGAGCTCGCCTGCGGCGCCCGCGCCGTTCAACTCGGCCACCATCGCGGCGATCTGCTGCGGCGTGACGAGCGTCCCGTCGGGCCACACGAGGTTTGCGCCGAAGATCGCGCCAACCGTCGCATCCGCGTCCAGCTGCGCGGTCTTGCCCGGCGTGCCGACGATGGGGACGCGGACCTTCACAGCTACTCGCTCCGGTCGATTCGGATGATTGCCCGGGTCAGGATCCCGACCACTTCATCGCGCGTCGGATTCACGCCGAAGCACTCGCAGCCGAGCCGGCCGCTTTCGTGGCGCTTCACGATCACCAGCGTTTCCAGAGGCTCCGCCTTGCCAGCCTCGATCTGGTCCGCCAGATGCCGCAAGCACCCGGGGAGGTCCATCAGGCTCGGCTCACCGCGGAGCTGGACGACTTTCATGCGCCCGCCGCGGTCGCCTGACGCACAGCCTCCACGGCGCGCACCGCATCCCGCTTGCGCGTGTACGCCTCGCCCGAGTCCGCGATCGTGCGGTTGTTGGCTGCCTTCAGGCGCCAGCGGTAGCCATCGGCCGCGAGGTAGACGACGAAGCGCGGGCGCTTCACTTCCCCAGCCCCCGAATCTCGGCCAGCTTCCCGTTGCACGCCTTCAGGCTCGCCAGCCGGGCATTCGCCACCCGCACCGCCTCGCCGAGGGTCTGCTCGCGTGTCGGCACCTCGTCGCACGGCTCCGTCAGGGCCTCGGGGACCGGGACGATCTTCTCGACCGTGACGCGCACGATCTTGGGCACCACGGGGCCGCGGGTCTGGCAGCCGGCCAGCAGGCCGCAGATGACGAGGGCGCGGACTACTTGAGCAGCGCGCATGAGCGGGCCTCCATCATTCGCCGGCAGTCCGGGTCGCGCTTGGCCTTCGCGATGTCCGCGTCGATCTCGGCCAGCTCCTTCTTGAGCGCCTGCGCCTGCAGCACCGCACGCTTGGCAGCCTCGTCGGCCTCCCGCTTGCGCTCCTCTGCCAGTCGGGCAGCCTCGGCCGTCTCGCTGTCGATCTCGGCCAGGCGCTGCGCGAGGATCGCGACCTGCGCCTTGTGGCCCGCGGCTTCGTCCTGTGCCTTCCGGATGGTCTCGGCGTCGTCCTGCGCCTGCTCCTTCTCGCCGTGGCGGCATCCGCCCACGACCAGAGCGGCCGCAATGATGAGGATGCCCAGCCACTTGGCGAGCTCGGCGTAGGACCGGAACGGGTCAATCGCCTGGACGATGCGCTCGCGGATCATTGGAGGCCCTTCATGCAGAGCGATGTGATCGAGTCGAGCCGGCGGTTGTGCAGGCCGCTGTAGAACTTTCCGTCCGAGTACGCCCAGACCGGTCTCCCGGCGTAGTCGTGCGCAACGCGCTTGCATCCGGCCACGTAGTCACGCCGGTTCCAGTGCTGCATCGCGACGCTGCCGCATGTCTTGCCGACCCCGAAGTTCCATCCGTGTTCGCTTGCCGTGTCGAACACGCCCTGCGGGGGGATGTGGTTGAAGCACCGCAGCAGCGGCACCTGAACCTTGTGGATCATCGCGGCGCGTTCCTCGGCCACGCACTTCTCCGTTGTCCAGCGCTGGCCCACGATGATCGGCGTCGAGGTCACGTGGCGCGTGAGCCCGTTGCACACGGTGGGGATCCCGCCGGCCAGCTTGTCGGCGTAGGCCGTCAGCACACGCTTACCGCTGGATTCCCACTTCTCCACGAACTCCATCAGGCCAACCGAGGCGAGCACGAGCGCGCCCAAGCCCGCCGCCAGTCCGGCGACCGGAGCCTTCTTTGTTTTGGTCTGCGCGTTCAATCGACCACCCTCCGGATGACGCCCAGCCAGCGTTTCGCGGGCGGAGACTCGGGAATTGGTGTAGCCAGTACGTCGACCGGGATCGAGTCACCGCCCGAGTCGAGCATCCGGAACCGGATGTTGAAGACCCGATGCTCAGCCCGGCAGGCATCCCATTCGCCGCGGACCCGGATGCGGTCGTCGGGAAGGATGTAGTTCACCCAGCCCCAGCCAAGAAGCTCGGCCTTGCCGACCCCCAGCCACCGGGCATAGGTCAGATTGACGTAGGTCAGCGCGCCTGTTTCGTCCGTCTCGAACTGGCCGCGCTCGATGTCTGTGTCGCCCTGAGCCCGCATGTGCATGGTCATCAGGTGCATGGCCTTCTCGAGGGTCTCGATTGCACCCTGCAGCCTGGGCACCGCGGCCGCGCCTTGGAGGCCAGCCCGGTACGGCTCCCACCATTTGCGGATGCGCTTGCGAAAGAACACCCAGACCGTGCCGATTGCTCCGGCGACTGCGCCGATCGCACCGACGACGTAGGTCAGAAAGGTCGCCACCCCCACGGCGATTTCGACAATCGTCTGTGGGTCCATCAGCGCATGCCCCGCGCGGACATCTTCGGCGGGAGCGCGCGTCGCCGGTCAAACCCGGCGTCTTTCAAGCGCTGCTGGAGGGATAGTGTCTGCATCAGGGCTGCCGGGCGGTGAGGCTCGGTCCCATGCTGCAGGGGCTCAGGAACGGGTCAACGGCATGCGCGGCAATGAAAAAGCCCCGCGCTTGGCGGGGCTTTAATGGTCGTGACCGGTTTGCTTAGGCAGCCAACTGCCAATCCGGCATCGCTTCGAACTGCAAATCTCGCTCAGCCTCGCGAGCTTCGCGGTCGATCTCTGCAAATCGCTCCAGCAATGCGCGGACCTCCGCATTGCCGCTCAGGGTTTCCTTCATCAGCGTACGCAGAAGGCGCTCCGCTGCTCTGTTGATCGCGTGCTGGTCTCGCTCCCACAGCGAAACCGTCTGCTCCTCAACGGCCACCATCTCTGCAACCTGCCGCTGGGACATGTCGAGCTCTTTGCGCAAGAACTTGAACTCCTTGCCCGATAGCGGCCTTGCAATATCGCAAAGCCCCTTCGCTATTGCCTTATGCAAGCCATCCTTGTTGCTGATTACAACGATCTCTTTGCCGGATTCGGTCCGGCTCAGCTCGTACCCATTACGAAGCCAGACATTGTCCAGCCCGCAACCAAGGTAGCGGTACATATGAATCTCTCCTGTCAGGATTTTGTGTTGCACTTGCTGGTGTTACACGTCGTGGTCAATCACAGTAATGACCGCGATCAAATGCCCCATCTGATCCTTCTCGATGTCGATAACTACAGAAATCTCCTGCCCCGCGGCGTGCCCTCGAAACTTCGACCGCCATATCAGGTCATGTAGCGCCGGCCCGTGGACTAAGGAACCGTGCCGCAGCACCGTCAACACCTGGCGCCAGTTGATGTCGCGTTCTTCCATGCGCTGGTAGCAGTGCTGCACGGCATGGATACGCTCGTCCGATACGACCAAGTCAGCAAAATGCTGCTGGGCTTCCTGCCGCGTCCATCCGTAGCGACATCGAGGGGGATCCGGGTGGAGCTGTATGACGGAGGACATTTACCCATACCACTTATGGGGGACACGTGAAATTTATGGGTTTCACGGCTGCCCGTCAAGCAAAAGTTCAGGCCCACTTCCCCGCCTGCCCCTGCGCTACCATCGCCCCATGCCCCGTCGAGCCTCTGGAGCCGTGATGCGATTCCTGATTGTTGGTGTTGCCCTGGCTGCCGGGTGCGCCACGACTTCGACTGCACACATCCCTTCGGGTACGCGTGTAGCCACCGCCGATATGGTGACCCAGTGTCGCTTCCTCGGCGATGTGCACGGGGTTTCCAGCCTCTACGGCGTCATGGCGGAGTCCGCGCTTGCGAAGGCCCGGCAGCAGGCGTTTGCACAGGCCGCAGCGCTCGGCGCCAACACGGTGGTCTGGGGGCCGTTCGCGACGCCCTACGGGTCAACGTCCGTATCTGGCAACGCGTATGCGTGCCCCGGCTAGCGCCCATCCCAAGGAAGCAGGTACTTCGGCACGCCGCCCTGTAGCGCACGCTGGCGGGCACGCAGGCCCGCTTCAAGCGCGGCCGCGGCCTTTGTTGACGTAGCCGCCTTCTCGCCGACCCGGCGGGTGATGTCGCGACGTGCCGCACCTGCACCCTCCGCGGTGAGCGCAGCGGCGATACCCGCAAGCGGACCGCCGAACGTCGTGCCGAGAATGCCGGCCCCGGTGCCGCCCAGCACTCGTGCAACGGGCGAATCCAGCAGTGCCGCGCCCGCCTCCGCAGCCGTTCCCGGCCCGCTGGCGGCCACCTTGTTGTCGGAGATTGAGCGGCGCTGGAGGCTCTGCAGGATGTTCTCGATCTCGCCCCGGGCCGTGTCCGTCATCGGGAAGTCGGCCTTGTCGTCGAGGCGGAGCGTCTGCCTCAGTTGAGGGATTGAAAGTACCTGACCACCGCTCCCGTCGCGGCCAGCAAGAGCGCTGTTTTCCATAAGTCGCCGTGCCGCTGCCATATCGTTGATAGGCGCCGAATCACGTGCATACGCGGCCAGATAATCGCGATAGCCCGGTACTGCTCCGTCGAGCGCATCAACAATTTGGGTCTTGACCGGGCCAAAGCGCGCTACCTGCTTGGGAGTGACCGGCCCGTTGGCGCTCATCTGCCGCAGCGTCTCGCCGACATTCTGCTGGATGTCGTCAAGGACCGTGGCCGGAACTTTACCGCCGTTCGCCTTGGCGTGCTTGTTCAGCAAGCGCAACGTGCGCTGGGCGGCTTTCGATACCGCAGGGTCCGCCCCATCGGTCAGGCGCGTCAGCAGCGGCACGATGCTCGTGTGGTCCACCAGCGCCCCGCCCTCGTCCGGCAGGTGCGCGCTGCGGAAGCTCGCCGCGCCGGCACTCCGGGCCGCCTTCGCCGCCTCCATCGCGGCATCGTCGCCAGCGATCCGCTGCAGAGCTTCCACCCGCGCGGCATTGTTCAAGGCGTCCTGCTCAGCGAATGCCGGCCCGGCCTGGGGGTTGTTGCGCAGCGAGCGCTCGACCTGCACGGCCTTCGGGGTTGCCACCACCTGCGCGAGCGTCGGCTGCTCGCCGGCCACGTACTGCGGAGCGTTCCGCAGCGTGTTGAGAATGTTGGGTTCGTAGTCGAGCATGCCGGCAAGGCGCCTATCGGCGAGCGCATCGCGGCCGGACGCAGTAAGCAGGCGCGCACCATCCGCCACAGCCCCAAGCGACTTCGTTGCCGCGGCGCCGCCTGCAACCATGAGCGGCGCGGCTACTCCACCAAGGGCAACATCGCTTCCCTTCTGTTCCCAGTAGGGTGAGCCATCGCCCACTGGCTGAGCGGCGCCACTGGCCGCTCCTTCCGCCGCCAGCAGGCCCGTCTTCGCACCGATGTTCCGCGCCTTGGCCCCCACGCCGGCAACGTCGCCCAGCCGATCGAGCTTCGGCAGCGCACCCGCGGATCGCAGCGCGCCCACGCCTGTAATCCACGGCAGCACCTGCCCCACGACGCTGCCCAGGTACGAGCCCGCAGTCGTGCCGGTGCGCTCCTGATAGTCGGCCTCCCGCTGCGCAACCTGCGCGTTCTGCGCGGTGTTGCGGGCGTCGACGCCCTGCGCCCACTCCGTGTCGCCTGCGACCTTCTGGATGCCGGAGTTGACCGTATTACCGACTAGCTGCGCGATACCGAGCGGAAGGTCGACGAGGCGGTGCTGCAAGGCGTCGGCAGTCGCGCCAACCTGGCGCGTCACGCCGTCCGCGGCCTTGATGCCGGTCGGGTTGTAGTCCCATGGCTGCGGCTTCCGGCCCGTGATCAAGTCGGATAGCGACATTTCGCCGCCGTCGCGCTGTGGCGGCGCTGCTGGCTTGGTCGGAGCGCCGGACCTGTGCCGTGCCAGCGCACGCTCCATCGTGGTGCCGTCGGTGCCATCCGGGAACTCGACCACGCTGCCATCAGGCAACTCGACTTCGATGGGCATTACTCGACCCTCCCGGTGGCCGGGTTGAACTTCAGGCGGCGAGGCGCCATCGCTTCTTGGCCTAGAGCAGGCCTCCCAAGCGCGGCTCCCTTTTCCGATTCATACCGCTCCGCGTCGTACATCTGCGGGTAGCTCGTTACCAGCGAGTCAAACGCCTTCTCGGTCAGGTGGTACAGCTCGTCCAGCTGCGAACGGAGCTGCGAGCGCGTGCGTGGATCCACGAGCGCGGCCGTGCTCGTCGGATCACGCAGGGCGTTCTCAAGCATGGGCAGTTCGCCCGGCTGTAGGACGCCGGTGTTGTAGAGCACGCGAAGCTGCGCGCGGGCGTTGTTGTAAGCCGTGCCCAGCCGGCCCTTTGCCGCGCCGTCGAATGCGATGCCGGGACCGTTCGGAATATCCGTGAGCGCCTGGTCGAACGCCTTGAAGGTGTCCAACGTCTCGCGCAGCTCACGGTGGCGGGTGCGAACCTTTCCAGCCTCACCAGCGGGCAGCGGGTCTTGGCCGCCACCGGCGCCCGTGCGGGCGTCGGGCTTGCTGAGGATGCTCACCTGCCCTGTCTTCTCGTTGCGCTGCGCCACCGTGCCAGTGGGCAGCCCCAGTGCCGTCACTTCGCCAGCCGAGAGCGGGCTGTAGCTCGCGCCGCCCGAGCTGCTGCGCCCCTTGTTGGTGAACCGCGGCGCCCCGCCCGCCTGCGCAACCTGCGCGGGAATGTCGCCGATGCGCTCCACGTGCAGATGCGGACCGCTCCAGACCGCCTGTCCCGGCGGGCGCGTGCGCTCGTCCCGGACACGGATGCCGGGGATCGCCTGCAGGGCCGCGAGAATCTGCGCCTGCTGCTGCGGCGACTCGCGCGCCATGCCCACGTCGATTGCGCCGCCGCTGTAGTGCTTGCTGCCGGGGTTGTGCCGGCCGCCCGTGGTTGACGTGATGCGGCCACCCAGCGGACCGATGACCGACGAGATGGCGTCCTCCAGCACCGCGGCGCCCCCGCCCGTGACCGGGCCAGCGGGCATCGTCTCGCCACCGAATTGCACGGCGCGGCCACGGCCGTCCGGGCCGATCTGATACAGGTTTCCTGCGTCGTCGGATTCGAGCTTGGCGAGGCTCGCGGCCTTGCCCGGGAGCATCATGGCCTGCGCCGCCACGTCGGCCAGCGAGCCGCCATCCGGCAGCGCGTGACCGTCCTGAATCCGCACGGGCTGGTATTCCCTGCCCTCCATGAAGGCGACCGCCCGATTGGCCCGCGGCACGTCGACCACGTCCCCCAGCAGCGATTCGCGCTGGATGCCGGCCGCTTCTCCGAAGCCCGGGAGCTGGTGCTTCCCGAGGTTGCCGAGGTTCACAGTCTCGTTGGCCAGCAGCAGCGGCGCGATGGCCTGCGCTTCCGTGGCCGCGTAGCCGAGCTGCTGCATGAGCTCGGGCGTAATCGATGCGCGCGCGGTGTTCATGGCGCGCTTCTTGACCGCCTCCTGCCAGTTGCCCGCGGCGACCGCGTTCTTGTTGATCTGGGGGACGTATTCGTCCTCCGCGCGCCGGCCGGGGCCGCCACCGATCAGGTCGGCAATGCTGGCGCCGAGCGAGAACATCGAGTTCCCGGCCATATCAGCCCCCCGCTCCGTAGGCGTTGGCCCACGCGCCGCCCGTTCCGCTCATGTAGGGCTGCACGCCGGCGCGCCCCGTGTATCCGGCTCCGCTGGCCCGGCCCGCCATGCTCCCGCCATACGCCGTCATCGCGCCGGCCGCCGCGTCGATCAACGGGTTCTTGCGGATTGCCCGCATCCTCATCTCGTCGAGGAACGATTCGCCCTGCGCGTTGCGCGCGAGCGTGCCGATGTCGGTAGCCAGTCGGCCATAGCCGAAGGCCTCGCCCTGGCGCTGCATGGCGGGCGCGTCGATCCGGCTCATCAGGTCGGCGGCGCGCTGCGCATAGGTGTTCACGTCGCCAGCGGCCTGCGCACTCGATGCGCGGTAGGTGTCGGATCCGATCGTCGGCGCAAGTCCGCCCTCCAGCGACCGACGGTTGCGGCTCAGGGTGTTCATATAGCCTTCGAGCGCTTGGGCGCGTTCGTCCGCCGCGGTGGAGCCTTCCAGCCGGCGCACCTCATCGTCGACGCGCGAATCCACCTGCCGCTGCACCCGGCCCTGCGTCTGGATGGCGCTGGCCGCCTGCTGGTCCTGCCGGTTCAACGTGCGCTGCTGGGTGTAGATGCCCGCGCCGGTGCCAGCCAGCGTCGTTGCCAACGCCGCGATTTCAAAGCCCGTGCACATCAGCCCTGCCCCCCATAGTTGAACCCCGGCGTCTGGTACAGGCCGATCGAGTTGTAATCAGCGCGGCGCCGCACCGCTGCGGACTTTGAATCCTCGTAGAACTTCTTGAACGTCCCGAACGCATCGCCCACGCCCTGCTGCATCGCACCGGCCCGGGAGCTGTCGATGGTCGCGCGCATGGCGGAGGCCGCTTGGCTGGCGCCGGTGGTCGCGTCAAGGCCTTGATTCGCCAAGCCAATGAAGCGGGCTCGGGCGTCCTGATCCGCCGCGGTGAGGTCGGCCATGGCACCTGCAGAGCGGCGCTCCACATCCAGCAACCCGCGGGCGTACTGCTCGCCGAACCGGCGCTGCTGGTCCACCTGCGCGCTTCCGCCCACGAGGCCACCCCGCGCGAGCGCGAAGCGCAGTTCCCGGTCCGTCTCCGCTTTCTGGCGATTCAGGTCCTCGCTGTAGAACTGGCGCATGGCGTTGCCGTAGTCGGCGATTTCGCCCTGCCGGCCCGGGTTGTCGAACACCTGATTGACCGATGCGATCGTCGAGGCGATGCGCGCCTGTCGCTCACGCTCGAGCCGGTTGGCTTCGTCGCCCGCTTTGTTGCCGCCGCCTCCGCACATGCCTCAGTCCTCCTTCACGCGCGCGAACATCGCGGCATCCGACCCGTCTGCATTCGCCTTTCGAAGCACGCCCTCGTGTTTCATCCCGAGCCCGCGCATGTACCAGACGTGCGCGTCCCGTCGATCCGCATGCGCGACGGTCTGCACACGGCGATAGCCTTCCTCGAGCATCGCGTCGATGAGTCGTCGCGTGGTCCGGGTGATGGCGCGGCCATGGACTTTCCACCCGGCCTCACTGCCGAGCGCCCACGTCTGCAGCACGCCGGGCGCCACCTCGTTTCCGCCGCAGGCATACAGCGGCAGGTTGTCCGGACCCAGCAACACCCATTGCAGAGGCCCCGCCTTCGCGAAGTCGCGCGCGCAGGCGTCGGCGTCGAACTCGGCCGCACCGGTGGCCGCACACCACTGCGCCTGCTCGCTCTCCGGAAGCCGGGCCGCGAGGTAGGCGAAGTCCTGCAGCATCGGCCGCGCCAGGCGCGTTTCCTGTGGCTCCCGGTCGCCGTCGGCCATCACGCCCCCGCCCGGTTGTCGTGCATGTACAGCGTGGCCGCCGACAGCTCCCATGGCTCGCCCGGGGCGAAGTCGACCCGCATTGAAAACGACGGGCCGCTCACCGGCAGCGGAATGATCCCGCCCGGCAACGTGTCGGCGGCCACCGCATACGGCTCGGTGAAGGCCGCACGGTCGCGCTGGTCGTAACCGATGCTCACGCTCGGCACGCCCTCGCTCACCACGTCGAAGCCTTCGAGCATCTTGGTCACTCCCGGCTGGCCCATGTCGAGCCAGTTCCATTGCACCGTCCCGTCGAATCCGACGCCGGCGTCATCGACTGCCGACTCGGCGACGCGATACACGGAATCGCCGCTGCGGATGAGTAGATCGTTCCCGAGCTGGGCAAAGGCATCAACGGCATACGGGAGCGTGTAACGGCTCCACGCACCGACGTTGCCGGTCTGGGTCATCGAATAGACGAAGATCTGCGCGACGCGGACGGGTTCGGCCTGCTCGATCTCCACCACGAAGCTCACCGTGCCGGTGCCGGCCTCGGAGGCGGTCCGAATCCCGGCCGCATTCCACGGCGGGGAGAGCTGCGCCGGGTCGGGGGTGTAGGCGTCGCCGGCTGGAGTGAGGTTCGCGAAGTCCAGGATTCCGCCATCGAGCCAGAGCGCGGCGCGATAGACCGGGCCTGCGAACGCGCCAAGCCTCACCGGAAGGTCAGCCGTTGCGAACGACGGCACCACGCGGACCTCCCATAAGGAAATGACCTCGCTTGCGCAGGTCAGGCTCACGACGCCCCCGGCTGTCGAAACGGTGATGCCCCGCGCTGCGTAGTCGCCCTCGGGGATCAGCACCGGACCACTCTCGTAGACCTCGACGCGGCAGGCGCCCACGTCGAACACGTTGACCCACGGCATCAGGGCGCTTCCCGGTTGATCGCAAGCCAGTACTGCCCCGCGCTCGGGTAGTACGTTGCACGCGGTTTGATGCCCGCCGCCACGGCTGCGGCAATGGCCGCCTGAACCAGCGGGTCGATCGGCATGCCCACATCGCCGGCGGCCAGGTTCGTGGATCCGGCCGCGATGCCGACCGTTCGGACGCCGAGCGCGGCGAGGAAGAACAGCTCATCCCCCACTGGTTGCGCGGCGTGTTGCCAGACCGAGCCGATGCCCTCCATCTGGTCGAGCAGCGCCATCGCGGCGGGGTCCGGGTCCACCTGCCACATCTGGAAGCTCGACGCGTTGAAGGCGGCGAGGTTCGAGCGATACGGCGCCAGCACCGCCATGTCATTGGCGTTGGCCTGCTGCAGCCCGCTCGGCAGATACCCGGCGTCGTCGGCCGAGCTCCAGTCCCGCGGGTTGGCGGTGGCCGAGAACCGGATGATGTCGCGGTCTGCGGCGAACACCTTGCTCGCCATGATCGCCACGATCTTGGAATTCGGGCACTTCGGGTCTTCGACGCGGCGGCTGATCGCCTCCCAGCTAATCGTGCCGTCGACGACGTTGGCGCCGGGCTCGTTCGGCCACGCCGGCTCGGTGGCGCCCGAGAGCAGGATCGGATGCGCCTGCCACACGATGCGAGAAGTCGTGACCGCTTCCCAGATAACCTCGTGGTCAATGACCTGCTGGCCGTTCACTGGCGGCCACGCCGGCTCTGCCGCGCCACTCTTACCCGCCTTCGGCTGCACAGCCTTGAAGACGAGGCCAACCACGGAAGGCGGCGCGACAACGCTCCAGCTCAAGCCATCGAATGCTGCGGGGTCGCCGGTCTTGTTCCACCCCCAGACGCCGAGCGTGACGCGCGATGCGTTCGCCGGCGCCGAGGCGGTCACGGCGGAGCGCTTGAAGCCTCCGCCGCTGCTGCTGTCGATGTTGTTGCCGTCATCCTCGCGGAGCAGCGTTCCGGCCGCATCGAACCACCGCAGCCGCACACGTCCGCCCGCGTCCCCGCGATCTGCCGCGCCCTGCGCCACCATGACGCTCGCACTCACCGGCTGCCCGGGCGTGACAGGCGCGGATGCGACGCTCTCGAGCAGGGACCCCGCCGCATTGCCGACCATGCGCGCCGACCACGCGCCGCTGTACGCCGGCCCCACCTGGTCGATCGACCATCCGGCACCCTTCACGAAGCCGGTGTCGCCGGCCTCGAAGTCGCCGTTCTCCAGCGCGACCGATTCAGGCGACACGGTGCTTGCCGGACGCACGATATCGCCCGGCATGTACAGCGTGCCCGCCTGCCAGACAGGAATCATTGCAGCTCCTGATTCATGACCTGGCGCCACGGCGGGCCGTAGCGATCCACGATCTCGGGCGGCGGGTCCGTGACAGGCGTCGACGGCACGACCGGCGCCTCAGGGCTGCCGAGGTTCACGTCCTCATAGACGATCGCCCCGCGCTCGGCGATCCACTTGGGCTCGACCTTTCCGCTGCGCACGCCCATTACGGCGTCTCCGTCCAGTCAGCGAAGCCGGGAACCGGGTGCGCCAGGTCGACGGCCCGCAACGCCGCGCGCGGCCACCAAGCAGCGCCCAAAGCCGGGAACCATTCGCCCGCGGGGATTCCGGTGACCGCTTGCAGCAGGGTGCCGTTGCGGCAGATGTCGACCGTGCCCGCGTCGAAGTCGCAGGCGAAGGTGTAGACGGCGCCATTGACGATGATCGAGCGGCTCGACGTATGCGCGCCTGCGAGCGAGGTATGCACCTCCGTGCCGATGACGCCGGTTGCCGGGTCCCGCACGGCATGGGCCACGCTGATCGAGTCCGCCGAGCCGTCGAGACCGATGCCTTGACCGGTGGTGAAGTCGTAGCCCGCCTTCGCGAGGCCCATCAGGATTTCAGGCACGTTGCCCGTGGCCGTCAACTCGAATTGCCACTTGCCGGCCGACTTGCCCAGCGTCGCGCGCAGGCCGGCATACGTTCCGGTCGGGACCGTCGTGCGCATCGCGTCCAGTACGCCGGCTTCGGTCGCGTTCGGCCACTCCCGGGCACCGACGGCAGGCGAGTCGATCTCGGCGATGTGCGCGCCTTCGCTGCTCCAGATCGCCGGGACGGCCGCAACCGGCAGCGCCCAGCCAGCGAAGCCCGCGGGCGGCGTGTGCGCCCATGCGCTGTTGCCGAAGTTCGCCACGGCCACCGCGCCGGAGGCCCCGTTGATCGCGAGGCGGTAGGCGTCGCCGTAGGTCAGCCCGAGCGTCGCCAGCGCGCCGGTGCCCGCGGCAGGATCGCCCGGGAACACGCCGGCCGCATTGCTGATCCACACCTTGCCGCCGTCGAGCGCGATGCCGTAGGTGCCGGGGCCGACGCTGATCCCGTAGGTGCCCGCGGGATTGCCGGTGTCGCTGATCGTCGGGTTGTCGACGTTCGCCGCGTGGATGCCGAGGACGGCCGAGCCGGCGACCGTGACCTCGGCGTAGGCCTTGCCCGACGTGAGTCCGACCAGCCCGAGGATGCCGCCCGCCGAGTCGAAGCGGGCGGTATGCGCGTCGACCATCGCCACGAAGCGCGAGGGCGAGCGACGGGTGAAGTCCAGCGTCCCGAAGCTCGGACGCGGGTGGATCGTGAGGCTCTGCGCGTGCGTGACCGTGGTGTCGGCCGCCGCGTTCACCGTGACCGCGTGCGTGCCCGCCACGAGCGGGATGCCGTAGACGTTGACCCGGCGGTTGTTGTCGCCCTTGTCGAAGGTCAGGCCCGGCGGCAGGTCGCCCGTCACGGCGGGCATGAACAGGCCACCCGCGACCTTGAAGGCGTCCTCGAACAGGCTCGCGTTGTAGTACGGCACGCCGACGTAGCCGTCAGGAAGGGCGCCGGACACGGCCAGCGAGCCCGCTTCGCCCGGCGGCGTGTCCCCGCCGGTATCGACGGGATCCTCGGTGTCCGGGGCCAGCAGGTTGATGGCCTCGTAGTAGTAGCCGTTCGCGCTCGTCGGCTCGACGCGGTCGCCAATCTCGCGCTCCACGTCCGGCGCCCACAGCGGGTTCGGCGGGCCGATGCGACGGGCGCGGTACGCGACGCCGTTGCGCTGCGTCGGCTCCACGATCGCGCCCTCCCGATACACCGTGTCCGGCTTCCACGCCTCGCCACGCTGCATCCAGTAGTGGAAGACGCTGCCGTCCTCGAATTCGGCCACCACGTAGAGGTAGCCAAGGAACGGGCTGGCGAAATGGATCTCCTTGAGGCCGAGCGCCTGGTCGGTCGGATGGAAGATGACCTCGCACGAGTAGCGCGGGTCTGCGATTTCCACCGGCGCCGTCGCGAAGACGACCAGCCCCCCGTTGAACGCGCATAGGCCCTTCGTCCCGGGCGGCAGCGTCGTATCCACCACCGAGCCCGGCCGGCTCTTGCAGGTCCGTGCGGCCGTCACATAGCCGTTGTGCAGGTCGAACAGCACCTCGGTCGAGACGCCGCCCTTCACCCGAAGGCGATTGATGCCGCCCTTTGCGGAGGTGAGGTTGACGGTCCTCATGCGAACGGGACCGAAGGCCGGGGCGCGGTGTAGACGCCGTCCGCGCGCCGGTCGTGGCCCGGGACATAGCGCCGCGTCTGGTGGCTCCCGGCCACGAGGTTGTCGATGTACACCTCGAGCTGCTGAGTGTAGTTGCCCGCGTCCGGCTGCCGGTAGTGCGCCTTCGCGTTCGCGAGCGCGAGCAGGAACACCGCGCGCGAGTCTGCGGTGGCGGTGTCGGTGTCGGCCACGTACGGCAGCAAGCCGAAGCGGCCGCGCACCACGAGCTGCCCCGTGGCCTCCGCCGGCGCCGGCCACACTTCGATGCAGTCGCCGACCGCATACCGCTCCGGGCGGCCCGTCACGTCGTGCGAGTAGAGCTCGGGCGGAATCCCCGCGGCCAGCGGGCGCCACGTGTCTTCGGCGATCCCGACCCACGTCAGGCCGGATGGATCGAGCTCCGTCGTGGCTCCATCGACGCCATCCGCGATCGCGTAGAAGCGCTGCCCGGGCACCAGCGGCCACGAGTACGTACGCTCGGTGCGGGTGGCGGTGTAGCGCTGGTAGATGAGCTCCTGCGCCTCGCGCAGAAAGCTGTTGAGCAGGTCGGCCATGCCGGGCGGCGGATTGTTCACCTGCGCGCCATAGCCGAGCCGGCGCATGAGGTCGTCGCGCTGCTGCTTGAGGGTCGCTCCCTCCGTGTGCAACGTGCAGTTGTAGGACGCAGACATGACGCTCCCCGGAAAGAGAGCGGGCCGAGTTGCCCCGGCCCGCCGTGGCTTACTTCGCCGGCTTGCGGACCTTCACGGATGCCTGCGTGGGCGCGTTGCGGACGTTGCGCGTGCGCTTGATGCCCAGCGCCGAGGCGACTTCCTGCGCGTCGCGGTAGACGCGGGCCACCACGCCCTGGTTGCGGCGGTTGTACTTGCGCACGAGGCGCTGGTACTCGCTGTCCGCATCCGCCGGGAGCGTGGCGGTGCCAGCGTCGAAGTCCTCGTCGATCTCGACGCGGTCGTCGCCGTGGGCCGCGCGCACCAGATCGACTTCGTGCTCGGGCACGGTGTCCGTCACCCGCTCCAGATCGCGCTGGATGACCAGGCGCACCAGCTTCACCTCGACGGTGTCGCTGGTGTCGGGTTGGTCGGAGCCCGCCGTCACGCGCACGCGCTCGGGAGCCTCCGGGGCGTCGTCCTTCACCTTGCCGGTGACTTCGACGGTCGTGGTCTTCTTGGTATCGGTCATGGTCGGTCTCCTTAGCCGCCGGCGCCGGACAGCAGGTAGGCGGTGCCAGCTGCAGCGAGCTTCACGAACTTCGGAAGCGAATTGACCTGCGTCATGGCGTCGGCAACGGTCGGGCCTACGACGGTGGTGTAGGCGCCGGCCAGCGTGTCGGAGCCCTGCAGAGTCGCAATCGCCGGGGTGTAGAGCACGGCATTGAACCCGGGGGAAAACGGCGTATCGCTGAGCGCGACGGGGACTTCGGTAACAGTCAGTGCATTCATGGCGGCTCCTTACGCGACCGAAAGGACGGCGTTCGCGTTGCGCTTGTTGATGGACATGCCGTACTTCGAGGTCAGGCCGAAGTAGTGGACATAACGGTCCGGCAGACGCTCCGGGCGGCGGTTGACCATCCAGTGGCCCTGCATCGGGCGCAGCTTCAGCGTGCGGCTGTTGAGGAAGTACGCACGCTTGGTCCACGGGTAGGTCTCGCCCGGGTTGAGCACGTCGAGGTCTTCGAAGCTCGGGTCGTGGATCAGCTCGACGCCCTTGAAGTACAGGCCCGAGACCGACGCATCGAGCGACGCGCCACCGCGACCGTTGACCACGATCTGGCGGTTGATGGTGTCGCCGGCCACCTTGCGGTAGGCATCGAGGAACGCCGCGCCGACGACGATGAAGTCCGGACGCATGCCGCCGTAGCGGGTCACTGCACGCCAGGTCTCCTCCATCTCCGCGATCAGGTTCGCTTCCGCGATCGCGAGGTTGGCGTTGTTCTGCCAGTACGGCGCCGTGGCCGCGTTGATGTTGCCCACCGTGCCGACGTTCGGCGTGGTGCTGACGAGGTGGGCAAGGCCCGGCATCGCCTTCGTGCTCGCCGCGCCGTTCTGCAGCGCCTCGAGGTTGAAGTTGTCGTTGACCCCTTCCTTCAGCGCGCGATAGCTGGTCTGCAGCAGGTTAACGAGCTGGATCTTCTCGGCGCCCGTCGCCACGGCCTCTCGGTCGTCGGTCAGGATGATGCCGTTCGCGGCCAGTCGGTCCTCATCGAACCAGAAACCGTCGTGGAAGTTGTAGTAGCCGAACTTCGCCTGGCGGACCGGATCGCGCTCGTTGTACGTGACCTGGTCGGCGCCGAAGTAGTTCTGGTAGTTGGAATCGTGGGCGACGTACACCGGCTCGTTGACGTAGCCGTTGCCGAAGACGGTGGCTTCCTTGTTGCGCATCAGCCAGTTGAGGAACGGGCGTTCCTGCGAGATCTGGTCGATGGGATCGGTGCGGCGGTACGTCTCCAGCGAGACGTTGGCACCGCTGGCGAGCTGTGCGGTATTGAAGGGCATGGCGATAGCCTCGAAGTGATGGGGTGACTTCCATCCACGTCGAGGGGCGCGACGCCTCTTACTGCGCTACCGGACGCGACTCCGGCTTACTGCTTGCGTGGTGCGGACCGGTGCCCGCATGCCCAGATTGCAGGCTTTGCGGGCACCGTCAACGGCATGTCCTACTGCCCGTTCGCGAGCTCGATCCCGATCTCCAGCGCCTTGAGCGGGTCGTCGGTTTCCGGGGTCAGCGCCATGCGGTGGCTACCGCCGCGGACAGGTCCGGGCATTGGCCTGCTTGGCTGCTGGGCAACGGGCTGCATGGGCGGCGCCACGTTGATGGCGGCGTAGGCAATCGCAGCCTCGCTCGCCCACTGGCTCGGCGGGTGCTGCGCGACGATCTGGCGCACGGCCTCCACCAACTGCGGGCGCTTGGTCGCGAAGTGCGGATCTGCGGACAGTCGCGCCTCCAGTGCGTTGAGGCTCTGCTGCCCGGAAGCGAACGCCTGCTGCTGCTCATGCGCGCGGCGCTCCTCGGCGTCCGTGGCCTGGCGCTGCGACTGGCGGATCGTGCTCATGGTGGCTTCTCGGTCGCGCTGCGCCGCCAGTTCCTTCGCGCGCTTGGCGGACAGGTCGCCCGATTCCACGTCGGCCTGCAGGTCCGGATGCCCGGCCAGCGGGTCATAGCCCGGGACCTCCTCGCCGGCGATCTTCGCGAGGCCTTCGAGCGCCGGGCGCAGACGCTCCAGCGCCTTCTTCGCCAGCGCCGGGTCCCCCGTGCTGATGGCCTGATTCTGCAGGGCCATGTAGTCCATGACCTCGCCGTACTGTTCGGCCGTGGAGCCGGTCTCGCGGACCATCTCCACCATCCGGATACCGGCGTCGGCCTGCGCGACCAGTTGCGAGACGCCCGATGCGTCCTTGATCCCGATGCGCGCGAGCTCGTCACGGATCGGGGCCAGTTCCTTGATCTCGCCCGCCATCGCCCGGAACCGCTCGGCCGACTTCTCCTTCAGGCCCAGTGCGTTGATCTCGGCTTCGGTGTCGTCGGGCTTCGCTTCCGGTGCAGCCTCCGGCGCGGCTTCGGGGCTGGCCGCAGGCGCCGCTTCCGGCTCGCCTTCGGGCGCGGCCTCCTCGCCTTCCACCGGTGCCTGCGGGACGGGTCCGCCTTCGTCTGCAGCGGCAATGCCTTCCTCCAGCGCGGCAAGGGCCTCGGCGGCTGCGTCGACGGGGGCCGGGTCAGCTTCGGCCGGGGTTGCGGGATCGGGGTCGTTGATCGTGATGAACATGGGGAGTCCTTACTGCTTGGCGTTGGCGAGGCTGTCGCGAAGGCGGAAGCCCAGCAGCGGCCAGATTTTGGCGACGGCGCTCTGGCGGGCGATCTTTCGGCCCAACTCGGCGTCGAAGTTCTTGGGGCTTGCGCACGCGCTCTCACCCGTCACGGTGAAACCGTTACGCAGTACCAGCACGCAGAAGGTCAGCAGATCGAGGGCGAGCGGTGTATCGCCACCGCTGGATGCGCGATGGTTGGAGCTCATTTCGTTGAAGGCGCCATCTATGCCCTCTCCGGCGGTGAAGTAGTGCTCACTTGCGATCGCCGCCTCAACGTCGGCCGGCGTCACGCGTGGCGCGGTGAGTCCCTTCGCTTGGATTTCTTCTTCGATGGTATGGTCGTTCATAGCCGAATTCCTCAGGCAGCGGATTGCAGGGGGTCAGGGGTCGGGGCAGCCATCGGGTCAGGCGGTAGAGCCGGTCCCGCAGGCGAAGGGGGCGCACCCGGCAGTCCGGGCGGCGCAGGCTGCGCGGAGCCCGGCGGCGGAATCAGGGCGTCGATGTCGATGCGGCCTCCGGTGAACTCGGCCGTCGTGCGCATCAGGCGCTCGTAGCAGTCGGCCACGTCTTCCGGGCTCGACCCACGAAGCTGCGCGATCTGCCCGATGCCCTGCTGCAGCAGTGGAAGCAGCGCGGTCCATGCGTTGCGCTCAGCCGTGGTGTTCGGCTTGCCGGAGCTGCCGGCGCGGATATCCACGTCCAGCGCGCGCCGCAGGTCATCCGGGCCCTCATACGCCGGCCAGAACGCATCCGGTCCGGCCATGGTGCGCACGTCGTCTTCGTCGAGGTACGCGCGGGCGATCTCGGCCGTGTAGCGCGCAAGATCACCCAATGCGGCTTCCAGCAGGTCACGGCGGCCACCGATGCGCGCCTGGAACCCGCCCTGCTGGATCTCGGCCTCCGTCGCGGTCTTGGCGACGTCGATGCTGCCGGACAGCGCCTCCTGAATACCCCAGATGCGCTCAAGCTCGTTGACGATGCGCGAGCGGTCATAGAGGCCCGGGTCGAGCGCCGCGTAGGTCACCGGCACCAGCAGCCCGCGCAGGTCGGCTTTCGGGGTGGTCGTCTTGACCCCCACCATCTCGTTGGTGGTGCCGCGCTCGAGCTTTTCGGCGTTCTCGTTGTCCATTGCGCCGGCGTTGAACATCAGCTTCGGACGCACGCGACGCCGATGCTCCGCCTCCGCCGAGCCGATGCGGTTGTATTCGTCGACCAGCTTGGCCGAGCGCGTGACCAGCGACTGCGGATGGCGCTGGCCGTCGACCTCGCACGGGGCGTACAGGAAGAACGGGTAGAACCGGGTGGTCGGCTTGGGCTGCCACGGCGCCTTCGCCCAGCACTTCATGCCCTCGATGCCCGTCAGCACGTGGCTGGCCTCGCGGTCCCAGATCTCCCAGACCATGACCCAGTCGCCGGTTTCTGTGCCTTGCCCGGTCGTGTAGGCGTCGGCCTCCGAGCCCTGCACCTCGTCGACCATCGCGGAGTCGCGCTTGATCATCACCGGCTTGCGGGCGCTGAACTTCGTCGCCTGCTGGATCTGCTCCCGCGTCAGCCCGAACTCGGCCTGCGCATCGGACGCCAGCATCGGGATGCGCTGGGCATTCCACGGGGCGTCGCAGTGGTCGGTGAGGATGCAGCCCGGCGGGACCACGAAGTCTTCCGGCGCCACGACGTCGGCCACGTAGCCCCGGGCCACGACACGCTCCACCTGCCCCTGCAGCGCAGCCACCTGCCGCTCCAGCTCGGCGACCTTCGCCTCCTCGCTGTCGCCCAGCAGCCCTTGGACCCCGGCCTTGATCTTCGCCAGCAGCCCCGGGCTCTCGTCCTCCAGTGAGGCTTCCTGCGCCCGGATGCGCTTGATGTTGTCCTGCAGGTCGTTGATCGCCTTGAGCGTCTGCGGGTCCTGCCCGGTGCGTTCCTGCCACGAGGCCTTGATGATCCCGAGTCCGACCGTGAGCGCCGACCGCACGAAGCGGCGGCCTCGTGCTTTCAGGTCGGCATCGGCCCACATGCGCGATGCGACGAGATCCAGCGTGTCGGCATAGGCCTTCGTCTCACGGTTGCGGCGCTGATAGGCCTTGCGCATGCGGTCGATCTCGGCGCGGACCAACTCGCGGCGGGTCGCTTCCTCCTGCTGCGCGCCAAGCTGCACCGCCATCTCGGGCGGCGTGCCCATCGCCACGGCCTGCTGCGCCGCCATGAGGCCCGACTCGCGGATGTCCGGCGCATCGCCCACCACCAGCTCCGCCGCATCGCGCAGCGCGTCCATGCCCGGCGGCTGCATGGCCCGGGCCGGCAGCACTTCCAGCTCTGGCTGGCGGGCGTAGAGGAACGATTCGCTGATATCGATGAACGTGCCGAGGATGTTGGCATCGACCTCGAAGCCGGAGTCGCCGCGCGCATAGCGGCGGTCCCGCACGTACTGCTTGCGGGCCTCCTCGTCGAACTTGCGCGCCTGCTCGATCTTCTCGAACCAACGCTTCACATCCGCGGCGTCGCGCGCCTTGCGCTGGGCCTCGATGGGGTCCGGGTCGGCAGCGAGTGCGATGCCCGCGTCCAGCGCGTCGGTATTCTGGGTCACAGGTAGTACCTCTCTCGCTGGTCACGCTCGGCCTGGTCGCGCTGGTCGGCACGGTCCATCCATGCTTCGGTGAAGGGCTTGGGGTCGGGCTTTCGGGCCGCCTTGGACGGCTTGGCTGCGTTCTGGATGTCGTCGAGGCCGCGGCCGATGTTTCCGCACACGTCGACCGCGTCATCGAAGCGGCCAAACGGGAAGCTGCAGAGTTGGTCAATCAGCCGCGCCGCCCATGGCTTGTGGCGTGGAAGGTGGATCGTTCTGGCGCTTGCCCGGCCCCGGAAGCTCGCCACACGCGCGACCTTGTCAGCGCTGCTCGGCAGGTACTCGACGTGCACGAACGTGTCCTGCTCGCGCATCATCCGATTCATCAGCGGCTCCAGCGCTCGCCGGATAACTCCGCCTTCATCGAACCACTGCGCGGGCTTCCATTGCCTCGCCAGAGCGAGGAACGCGTCGATCGTCTCGTCCGGTGCCGTCTGCCCGCTCCACCAATCCAGCGCCCACAGGTCGCCGGTTTCGTCGATTCCCCAGACGCCGTGCTCGCTGAAATCCGGGTTGGTATCGATGGCCTTCTTCGTCACCGCAAGGTCGCTGGCTCCGTAGATCCGGAGGTTCGCCGGCAGGTCCTTCGGCTTGTACCACTTGAACCAGTCGCGCTCGAACTGGCCACCGGTGTCGGGCCGCGGACGCTGCTGATACAGGCTCGCCCACGTGCGCGGATTGCTCTCGTAGTTCTGCCAATGCCGGGCGTCGAACCACTCCGGCCACAGGTATTCTCCGACCTGCCGCCCCACTGGATCGTCGGGCTGCTCGCACTTCGCCGGGATGTTCAGGACCTCCCATGTCTGCCCGTCGCGGCACAGCACCGGCCCGCTTCGCCCGTCGTAGTCCTCGGGAAGAAGCGACCCGGAGAGGTCATCGAGGTGCCAGCGGGTCTGGATGATGATGACGCTCGCCCGCGGCTTGAGCCGGGTCATGAGGTCGTCGTCGTACGCCTGGCGCACCTTGCGCCGCATCGTCTCCGAATCCGCTTCCTCGCGGCCGGCCACCGGGTCATCGATGATCAGCAGGTCAGCACGAGCCGACGTCACCGCGCCCAAGATGCCCGCCGCCAGCATCCCGGAGTCGTTGGTCGCCTCCCACTCGCTCACGGATGAGCTGCCGGCGCGGATCATGACGGGCTCCGGCCAGATGCCTACGTATTCCGTGCTGCCGACGATCGCGCGGCAACGGCGCGACTGGCGCTCGGCAGGTGTAGCGGCGTAGCTGGTCAGGATGACCCTGCATCCCCGCGTCCGGCCCATCGCCCATGCCGGCGCCACGACCGACGCATAGGTGGACTTCGCCGAACCGGGCGGCTCGAAGATCATCAGCCGGCCGCTGTCGGCTTCGATGCAGCGCTGGATCGCCTCCATCGTGACCAGGTGATGCCGGGCGATGCGGGACTCGATCGGATGGAACAGCCACTCGTCCGGGTCATCGCTCATCGGCGCGCCCGGAATCGTGATGGCCTGAGAGAACGCCACGAGCGAATCCCGCGCGCGACGGCGCCGCAGCAACTCCCGTGCGGCGTCCTGGCGGGAGACCATGCGCCCGCCGTCAGCCATCCATCGCACCGTCACCGGCGGCGATAGCCAGTAGTTCGGCCTCCGTCATCGTTCGGGCCGTCACCTGCAGCGGGTTGTCCTTGTCGCCGCGGATCGTCACCGCATCGCCGAACTTGCGCGGGGCCTCTCGTGCGAGGCACCACTTCTCGATATCTGCCGCTGCCCGAGCCGCCTGCGGGTCGATCTTGCCCTCAGCGACCTTGTCGCCGATCTCGCGCAGCTTCTCGAAGCGAGCCGCCGCCCGAAGCTCACATGCGCGCGCGTACTTCTCGCGGAACGCCTCGAACTCTGGACCTTCCTTCCCAAGCCACCGATAGATGGTCGCCGCAGACGGGAAGCCCTCCAGCTTGCCCACCCGCTCGATGCCGATGCCTTCGATCACCTTCAGGCACACACGCTCTGCCAGCAGCGGCGTGAATGCCGTGGGCCGGCCGATCTTCTTGCCTTCGGCGCCGCTGGTCGCTGCAGAGGACACTACAGCCCCTCTCCCGCCTTGATAGCGGCCGCTCCAGATGTCGGCGCGCCCACGCGCAGCAGTTGCCGGGCGCGCTGGATCAGCTCCGCGGCTTCCTTCGCCGCAGCCTCGGGCACCCCCGGGTGCTGGCGATGCACTACCGATGCCGCGGCGTACGGGCTCGCACCCGCGTCTAGTGCCGTGACGATGGTCGACATGGGCGTGTTCACCCTGCCTCCATTGCCCGGAGCCCGGCGTCTGTCAGGGCATACCGCCCTTCCCGCTCGCTCGCGTAGCCATGCGACACGATGCCGTCGAGCAGCATGTCGCTCCCCGCCTTGTGCGCGGAACGGAAGTCATCGCGCGTAGCCGAGAACTCGGCTGCCAGCCAGCGCAGGGCGTCGTGAATTCGGCTCATGCGGCCAGCGTGCGGCCTACGGCCGAAGCGTCAACGGCATGTGCGATCTGGTCGGCGATGTCCTCGGTGATTCGCTCCAGGCTCGGGCGCTGGACCGGTATCCGCACATCATCCGGCTCGCGCGTGCAGTAGAAGCCCACCAGCCAGTCGGTGTGATCGCGCAGCCACACCGGAGCAATCGCCCGGTTCTCGGCCACCACGTACACCTGTCGCTCGGCGTCGACGTACACGAAGGCCCCGCACCCGCGCTTGTGCTGCAGGGACCTGAGCGAGCGAAACACTGCTCGGGCGGCAAGGGATGGGTCCATCCCCACGGTGGCGATCGGCTTCGGTTGGTGTTGCTGCCGGTACGCGGCTCGAGAGTCGCTGGTCATGCCGTCCCCTTCATGTCAGCCACGTACAGCGCGACCGCCAGCGCCGGCCAGACGTGGCTACTGATCCCGTAGGTCGGCCCGGGATCCTTCTTCGTCCCCTTCGGGCCGAGCCGGTCGATAAGCGCCTGCCGCACGTTCGGATCCTTCGCGCGCTGGCTCATGCAGAAATGCAGCTTCACGTCCTTGCGGAAGACCTCGCGCGGTTCCTCTCGGCCGGCGCCGATCCACGCCTCTGCGAAGCGCCCGGCCCACCACACCGTGCGGAAGACCTCGGCGCCCACGGCCATGCCGTAGCTGGCGACCATCTCCAGCGCCAGCACGTCGGCGCGATGCTCGTTGTCCAGCACCATCCGGCGCACGTCCCGGTTTGCGTCGACGCCGAACGCCACGATTCCGTCGTGCCAGAGGCACCAGCCGGAGACTTCGGTTCCGGGGTCGACCGCGAGGATCCGCATCAAGCGCGCCTCCGATCGAGAAACGACGGCAGCACCTCGAATCGCTGCGGGTTCGCCGCGATGAACGCGCCGGTATCCGGACGGGTTGCCGACTCCACCCGCGGGGCGCCGGCCTGCTTGCGCTCGACCGCCGCCGCGCTGGAGGCTGCCGTTGCCTTGCGGATGGCGACCGTGTGCGAGTTGGCCGGCCCGGTCTCTTTCAGGTGCGCGAGGATGGCAGCCCGCGTCATCGCTTCGCCCCAGCGACCGAATCGACGCCGTACAGCCACGCCTGTTCCCTCAGCCGGGCATCCGACCCGGCCCCGAAGTCGGGCTTGAGCCGCAGCGCCTTTTCGCGCCCGTAGGCCCTCGCCTTCTGCGCGCCCAAGTCCTTCTGGCGCTCCCATTCGCGTTGCGTGATGCTCATGCCGCATGACTCCATCGGCGGTTGTCGGGACGCGCGGGCGGCGCGATGCCATGCCCGCGCAGGATTTCGTCTTGGGCTTCCAGCATCGAAGCGGCGTCGCCGTAGGTGTCGCGGAACAGCGCCGAGCCGTCGGCCAGAGATGGGCCGAACTGCTTCCGCATCTGCGCGTGCGTGAACCCCTCGATCACGCGGCCTTGGTGGTGCCATGACCCCAGCGAGTAGCCCCAGAGGTGGCCGATCCGGACATTCCCGGACTTCATGTGGTTGAACTCGAGGTGCCCGCAGAGGCCGGTGAACATCGCCGGCGCATGGCCCGACTGCTCCCAGAGCCAGCACGCCACGCAGACGAACGTGCCCTTGCACGCATCCACGTAAGCGCGCTCCACGGCGTTCATGGGGCCGGTGGAGTGCTTCATGCCGGCTTGCCCTCCGCCCACCCGAGCCGCCACGCCTTGCGCGCCCGGTACGCTTCCTCGCCCATGCCGTACTCCGGGCAGGTGTCCATGCCGCGGCCGCGCTCACGGGCGTTCCTGCCGGCCTCGCGGGCTTCGTCGTCAGTCGGGAAGCGCGGGATCACGCGGCGCTCCGCTGGTAGCCGTGCAGAACGTGGCCGATCCATGCGACTGCGGCGCAGATGCGGATGCCGGCATAGTCGGCAATCTCCCGGGCACTGCACCCGGCCAGGACGAACGTCAGCACGTCCTCGTTGGTCACGACGGGGCGCTCGCCGGTCATGCCGCCACCTTCCCGCGGTGACTCTCCCAATCGAAGCGCAGGACGAACCCGCACTCGCGGAAGCGATCCATGACCCGCGTCCCGAGGAAGGTCTCGAGCTCGTCCGGCGGAAGGTTCGAAATCAGGATCGACGGCTTGAGCGCCTGATAGCGTCCGTTGAGCACTTCGAACAGCAGCAGCTTTTCGTGCTCGCTGCCGACCTGCACGCCGATTTCGTCCAGCACCAGCAGGTCGCAGTCCACGTAGCTGCGGATCACGTCCGACTCGTTCGCGGTGGCGTCGCGCCGGTACGTTTCCTTGATCGACCGGAGCATGTCGCTCACGGTCACGAAGCGCGCCGCCGCCTGATGCGAGCTGATGACCGCGCTCGCGACCGCGCAGGCAAGGTGCGTCTTCCCGGTCCCTGCCCCGCCCACCAGCACCAGCGAGCTCCCGCGCTCGCACTGGCCCTCGAAATCCTCGGCGAAGCGCCGGCAGACGCCCACCGCGGTCCGCTGCCCGCGGTTCTCGCAGCGGTAGCCGTCCAGCGTGCGCTCCCGGAACCGGGCCGGGATGCCTGACTGGCGCAGCAGCGCGTCGGCGTGGATCTTGCGCATCGCGGACGCCTGGCGCTTGGATTCCTCCGCGGCCACCGCCGCCTTGTCGGCCTCGCACGACGGGCACCGGCTGCGGATGGCCGGAGCGCCCGCCCATGGCTGGAGGACGCGCTGCTCGAACGGGCCGTGCGTGGCGCACTCGGCCTGTTCGGTCCGGTTGGACGGGAAGTTCTCGTCAAGCTGCTGCATTTTTCACGTCCCGGGGGCGTAGGTGGGCGGGGATGTCTTCGTCTCGCGTCGTGCCGTAGTCGATGCCGCGGAGGTCAGCGGCGGCGCTGTGGCGGCCCGGCTGGGCTTGGGCGCGCTCGTTCGGCCTGAGCCAGGCGGCTTCGAGGCCCTGCGATCCGCGGGCGCACCAGATCCGGAGGAAGGCGGTCAGGCTCATGCCGGCTTTGGCGGCTTCGGCGATGGCGTGCTGGGCGACGGTGACTGTCACCGGAGCGCGCTTGGCCTTCCGCAGTGCCAGCCAGTCGGACACCACGGCCGGGTCGGCATCGGTCAGCAGATCGGCAACCGATTGATCGGGGGCCGGCGCGCTTGCGCGCTTCTTCTTGGTTGCTTCTATGGTTCTTGATGGTTCTTGGTGGTTAGGGTGCGGCTGCTGCACGGGTGTAGTGCGGGAGCTGCACGGGTCCGGTGCGGGAGCTGCACCGGTTGTGTCGTTAGCTGCACCGGTGCGGGAGCTGCACCGGTGCGCCTGCTGCACTGGTTGGACGTAGCTGGAGGGGGTCACTTGGTAGGTCGTGTGCCGCCCGTTTGAACGGTCCGCCTTGATCGCCCCCGATGCCTCAAGCCAAGCGATCGCGTCGATGACCGCGCGACGGGAAAAGCACGTCCACTCGCACAGCGCAGGCAGCGACGGAAAGCAGCCCGTGCCGTCGTCGTGCTTGGCGATGTCGGCCAGCGCCATCAGGACGCACTTGGGCGTCGGCGGCATCTGGAGTGGGCGACATTGACTGGTGACGGCGTTTGCCACGTCAGGCCGCCGATTCCCGATACAGCGCCCGGATGGCGTCCTGCAGGTTCGTGTGCGCGACGTGCGCGGCGACCCCCTGGCGGAACCGGTCGAGCATCTGCGGGTCCGGGCGCGTGGCGACGTTGACGGGGATCTGGCGCAGCCCGTCGTCCCGTGCCGGATCGTGGCCGGTGAAGGTGGCGCGGGTCATTCGACGGCCCTCGGGCTGTTGCGCCAGAGAGTCGCGCCCACCATCACCACCCAGAACTGCCACGTCTCGAATGTCACGCCTGCGCTGTGCAGAGTCACGCCAAGCAGGAATCCGACAGCGGCATCAACAGCAAGCATTCGGCGGTTCATGCCGCGACCTGCATGCCGTTGCGTGCCATCTGCCGCTGGATCGACTCCAGCGCCTTCACGGACGCAATGAACTCACGCTGGAGCTGGGCAGCCTCGTCTTCCGGCGCGAGCGGCTGCGGGTCGGCGTAGCCGGCGTCGCGCATCTCGTAGGCGGCCAGCGCGTGGACGCCTGCTTGCCGCGCCGACTTGCGGATCAGCGACAGTTCGCCAAGCGACAGCTTCTCGCGCTTGTCCAGGTCGAGGCAGTGCGCCAGCTTCCGCCCGGCGTCGTCCGCCGGCATCGCAGGCCAGAGCATCGAGCCCACCCTTTTCATACCTCCCAGCGCCATAACGCAGTCGCGGATGGCGTCTTCGTAGGTGTCGTAAAACAGCGGGATTTGCGGGGTCGTCACAGGTTTTCCCTCTCTGCCCCTCAGCGTGGTACGGCGTGGGACAAGCTCGTCGGGTTAAAAAAACTCACGCAGCTCTCGCCGCGATCTCGGGGTAGTGATGAGGAAAGTTCACGCAAGCAAAAACGCCGAATCGCCGCACGGCCGCACGGTCATAGGCGATGGCGGCTTCTTCGGCCGTGGTGAAGCAGCCGAGGAACGTGCTCTCGTCTCCGATATGGGCGACCCACGGCTTTGTGCGGGGCTTGTCTTTCTTCAGGGCGACGCCCTTGTACGGCTGTCGCGAGTTGCTGGCCTTGCGCCGGTTAGCCGTGTTCTGGCCGGGAGTGCACAGGCGGAGGTTCACGCTTGTGTTGTCCAAGCCGTCGCCGTTGATGTGGTCGACGAACCTGCCGCGCGGTGCCGCCATGAGATAGCGGTGGAGCAACGAATCGTTGCGGTACGGCCCACGCCGAATGACGTAGCCGGTGTGCGAGTTCGGAGGGATGAAAAGCCGCCACTGGAATGCGATCACCCGCTCGGCTACGTCGGGGTCTACCAACGTGACCTGTGACGTCCCCACCAATGGAACCTCAACGGCCATTGGCACCCCCGGAACGCTGGTCGTGCTGGTCCGCACGAGCGGCCGGGTCTACGCGATCACTCGCAAGGCGGGGGAGCTGGTGTTCCAGGTCATGCGGACGGGCGTGGAGCCCTGCCCCCTCGACCAGAACGCCGCGCTCAAGCTGCTGCGACGGGAGGGGTGAGGCCATGTCAGGCCGCCCTCGCGTCGGTGGCCTTTGGTCCCTTCCCGGCCTGATGCAGGCGGTAGAGCTTCACGGCAGCCATGCCCCGCGGCTCTGCAGACCGACCCTGCTTGATGTCGCTGACGCTTTGAGATGCCAGTCCGATGCGCTCGGCGATGCCCGCCAGCGACCAGCCAAGCCCCTCAAGCTCCTTAATTCGGTCCGACCAAGTTGTATCCATGGCCCATCGTCCGGAATTCCGTTCGTTCTGTCAACGGTATTCCGTCCCGTTCGTCGGCTGCAATGTCCGGCATGAGCACGATCGGTCAGCGGGTGCGCCAGGCGCGCCAAGAAAAGAAGCTCTCTATCGAGGCGCTGGCAGCGTCGGTCGGGATGGGGAAAGGCACGCTGGGCGACCTAGAGCTTGGTGAATCAAAGTCGACTACGAAGCTGCACCGGCTAGCCGCGCAGCTTGGCGTGCGGGTCGAATGGCTGGAAACAGGCCGCGGCGCTAAGACGTTGGACGCGACACCTAATGCGACGTCTGAGGTTTCGACCGCTCATCTGTCCACAGAGTTGCCCCCTGCCGCTTCGCAGGCGGTGCGACCGGATTTCGAAAGGATGGCGGCAGCTGTCTACTTGCTACGCGAGTTCCTTTCGAACGCCATGTTCGACCCGGAACTGGTTTCCGACGCGCGGATGCTTGAGATGGCCTACGACGGCGTCGAGCACGTGGGCAGCGACACAAAGCCCTCAAATGTCCTCGATTTCATGAAGTACATGCGGCAGAGGATGGAGGAGCGCGGTGTCTCGGTACGACAGGTCGAAGATCAAGCAGTTCGCGCAGGAGCTGGCTGAGCACGCTAAAACGCTATCGCCGCCGCTGGTCCAGGCGCCGCGGCCGCGCATCATCGTGCCCGACGACTTCGCGCCCGAGCTGCCCTGCTCCAGCGAGCATGTCTGGCTGTGCGAGCAAATCCGGTGGCTGACCCGGATCTACGGGCTCGAAGCGTTCGTGCGGCAGGAGTGCCGCGGATATGCCAGCCTTGATTCGATGCCCGATGACGAGCTGCGCGAGGTCTACCAGCGCGTCGGACGGGCGATCGAGTGCATTAAGGACGGCGTGTCCTTCGAAGATGCAGACCTCATAGAGTTCGACTCGACCATCTGACACCGGCAACGGAATACCGTTCGTCGGCTCGTGTCTGGAGCGAACGGAATTCCGTTGACACGGTGAACGGTATTCCGGACACTAGACCCGTACCCCGCACACCGCAGGGGCCGGAGTCAGACATGGGCCTGCATTCGATTCCCGGCTACGACGCCTGGAAGCTCGACCACCCCGATAACCACGCAACCGACCCGGCCGAGTGCCCGGAATGGTTGGCCGCCGAGCTGCGCGCCAACCCAGTGTTCGTCGGCGAGGCGCTGGACGATGCCCACGAGGCAATGAGGGCGGCCTTCATGGCCGGCTCGCCGATCAACCTGTTCGACGCCGCGACCAAGGGCGTCGAGTCCTACATCGCCCACTGGTGGGAAACGGGCCGCGAGGACGCGGAGGCGATCAGCGCGCAGTGGAAGCGGTACGCGGCGGAAGCTGCGAGGTTCGCAGCATGAGCGGGGCTGGTGGTGTGCTGGCGGTGATGGACGGACTGCGCGACCTCGCGCGGCACCGACTGACGATGAAGCGCCGCGACCACGACAAGCAGGTTGCCGCCGGCAAAGAGCCGAACTGGCAGTCCGCCGTCAAGGCCGAGCGCGCCGAGTACCTGATGCAGCAGGGCGACGAAGCCCGCGCTGCTGTGGCCGAGTTGATCGAGCAGCAGAAGCGCGACGCGCAGCTCGTGGCCGTGCTGCTCTCCTACCTCAACGACAACCTTACCGAGCGCGAGAAAGGCCGCCTCGGGGCTGAGTTGATGGCGCGTGACTTGTCGTACCACGACCAGCGCCGTCGCGCCGCCCTCGCCCGCGTAGGCGGTGAGGCATGAACTTGCTCGCCCGCATCGTCCGCCACCCCGAGTTCCGCTTCTGGCTCGGCCTGTCCGTGATCGGCAGCGCCTACGCCGCTTCGTGCATCTGGGGCTCGCCATGAAGCCCGGGACCGTAGGACAGCCGTATACCCCGCAGGCCGGCAAGCCGCTCGTTGTGCGGATCGTTTGGGGATGCACCGGGACCGTGGTCATGGTCGTGGTGTTCGCGGTGGCTGCGTATAGCGGCGGGTGGGTCCAGTGAGCCTCGACCACGGGCTGCTGAACGTGCCGCTGCATAAGCGCGGGAACATCGACGCCGAGCTTGACCGGTACGCGGCTGAGCGGGCGATGGAGCGCGGCGCAGAGGCGAAGGCTGCACACGTCGTGCGGCAGGCCGAGCGGAAGCAGGCCAAGGCGATGGTGCGCGCCCTGAGTGATGAGCGGCTGGCAGAGCTTGGCGCGCCGCACCTGCTCAGCGTCCGGCAGACGCGGCTGCGCCTGAATTCGGACGCGCATTGGCAGCCGGCTCGGGTCATTGCGGCACTGTCGAAGGAGCCGCAGGCATGAACCCGCACACGAACGTCAGCGGCCTCCCCGTCCCGCCTGCAGCTGCATGGCACGCGGTAGACGCCTGCACCCGGTCTGCGGCCCGGCCACGCCGTGCGCGCCGCACCTACCGCTCCCTGTGGACGGGGTGCCTGCTGGCCGGTTCTGCGCTGCTGTGGTTCGGGAGCCGGATGGCATGAAGCAGGTCTACACCCTGCCGCCGACCGATCGTGCCCGAGCCATCGCGGACCTGCTGCCGCTGCTCGAGCTGTACGCCGAGGGCAAGCCGGTCAACGTCAAGGTCAGCGTGGCGCGTCCGGAGCGCACCCCGTGGCAGAACCGCTACCTGTGGGGCGTGGCCTATGCCCTGCTCGCGCCCGCGGTCGGCTTCGAGCCCGAGGAAGTCCACGAGTACCTGTGCGGCTCGCACTTCGGATGGCGGGAAAAGCGCCTGCCGGGTGGGCGCGCACAGCAGCTCCCGATCCGAACCACGACGACCGACGCGGACGGCAACGCCGACCTGCTCGACGGCGACGAGTTCTGGCGCTTCGTGGAGTTCGTGCAGCGCGTCGGAGCCCGCCAGGGCGTCGTGATCCCGGACCCCGATCCCGAGAAAGCCACCAATCCGCGCCACACGAAGTGGAAGCGCACCGCCTAACCCAACACCACCACGCCGGCCGAGCCGGCAGGAGCTATCAAGTGAACGCGCAAGTAGAAGAAGTGTCGGGCGAGCTGCTCGACGCCATGCCGGTGGTCCGGTCTGCACTCCCCGTTTCGACCGCGAATCCTTACCTGTCGCTCGTTGAAACGATGGTGTCGCGCGGCGGCGATCTGTCCAGCCTCGACAAGATGCTCGACCTCCAGATCAAGTGGGAAGCCAAAGAGGCTCGCAAGGCATTCGTCGCCGCAATGGCCGCCTTCAAGGCGGAGCCGATGGAAATCCTCAAGCGCAAGCTCGTGGCCTTTGAGACCCGCGACGGCGACGTCACCAGCTACACGCATGCAGAGCTGGCAGACGTAACCGACGCGGTTGTGCCGGCGATGGGCAAGCACGGGCTCTCGCATCGCTGGGACGTTCAGCAGAGCGCCGGACAGATCACCGTTTCCTGCCAGATCACCCACGCGCTCGGCCACAGCGAATCGGTCTCGATGACCGCAGCGCCCGACGCGAGCGGCAAGAAGAATGCGATTCAGCAGGTAGCGAGCGCCCTCACGTACCTGCAGCGGTACACGTTGCTTGCCGCCACGGGCATGGCTGCGAAAGGCATGGACGATGACGGGCGGCACTCGGCGCCCGAATCCACGACCGAGAGTGCGGGCCCGTCGCCGCTACAGGGATGGATCGACAAGATCGAGGGCGCGGCGGACGTCACCGAGCTGCGCGCCATCAAGGCCGAAATGGTGCGCGAGGTGGGCGACGCCCAGGGACGAGTGCCGCGGACGCTTCTCGACGCCTACAACGCGAAGGTCAAGGCGGTGACGCCGTGACGGACCCGGTCTATCACGCCGGCATCGTGCAAGGGACGCCCGAGTGGCACGCGATCCGTGCTGGCAAGTGGTCCGCCAGCAGTGGCGCGAAGATCATGGGCGGGCTCGAAACGCAGGGCTTGAAAGACCTCATCAAGGACATTGCATGGGGTCGTGTCTTCGGCAAAACAGACGGCGGGTATAGCGGCGCATCCATGCAGCGCGGGCATGAGATGGAGCCGGAGGCGCGTGATGCCTTCGCCTTTCACCGTGACGCGCACGTCGAGCAGGTCGGCTTCGTTGAGCACGGACGCATCCCGAACTTCGGCTGGTCGCCCGACGGACTGCACGCACAGCGCAAGCGTGGGCTCGAGATCAAATGCCTGGAGCACAAGGCGTGGATCGACTTCCACGAGTCGCTTGCCGTCCCGAGCGAATACCGGTGGCAGGTAAAGATCGCCTGCATGGTCGGCCGACTGGATGGCCTCGACTTCTGGGTCTACCACCCCCTCGCTGGCGGCATCGCGATCCCGGTCGAAATCACGGCCGGAGAAATGGATCAAATCGAAGGACGCCTGGCGATTCTGGAGCCGCGCGTTCAAACCCTTGTGGACCGACTGACGGAAAGGAAAGTCGCATGAACGCGCAGATCAAAGAGCCTCAGAACGCCCTGCTCCCCATCGAAGCAATCAACGCTGTGGACGTGTTCACCGGGGCGAAACTAGACGATTTGCTGCTGCAGATTCGCGCTGAGACGACGAGCATCGTCCCCGACGTATCGACGGCGGCCGGCCGAAAGGAAATCGCCTCGCTCGCGTACAAGGTGGCGCGCTCAAAGACAGCGATCGACGACGCCGGCAAGGAGCTGGTCGCCGACTGGAAGCGGCAGGCGTCCGTCGTCGACGCGAGCCGCAAGAAGGCACGCGACTACCTGGACGCGCTCAAGAACGAAGTTCGCGCGCCTCTCGACGCATGGGAAGCCGAGGAGGCCCGCAAGGAACAGGAGGCGATCGAGGAGGCGCGCCGCCGCCGGGAAGCGGAGGAGGCTGCGCGCTTGGCCGAGCTCGAGCGCCGCGAGGCCGAGGTGCGCGAGGCGGAGGCACGCATCGCTGCCGCGGCAAAGGCCGAGGCCGATCGCATCGCGGCCGAGAAGGCAGCAGCGGAGCGTGCGGAGCGCGAGGCGCGCATTCGCGCCGAGGCCGAGGAGCGCGCCGCTCGCGAAGCACAGGAGGCCATCGCCCGGGCTGAGCGGGAAGCACAGGAAGCGCGCGAGGCCGCCGCGCGTGCCGCGGAACAGGCCGAGCTCGACAAGGCAGAGGCCGTGCGCCAGGCAGAGGCGCGGGCCGCCGCGCAGGCCGCAGCAGCGGAGCAGGCCCGGATCGACGCCGAGGCCCGCGAGCGGGCAGACGAAGAACGCCGGGCGGCCAACCGCAGGCATCGCGCCGCGGTGAACAACAGGGCGAAGGCCGCGCTTGTAAAGGCCGGGCTCACCGATGAGGCCGCCCAGGCTGCAGTGACCGCAATCGCCGCCGGCACGGTTCCGGGCGTTTCCATCACGTACTGACCTTCCCCGGCAGCGGCGGTGTCATCCCCGTGGATGGCGACCGAGCCGCCGCTGCCCCTTTATTCGAGATCCGACGTGACCGACCTTGCAGCCCTGTTCCTGTTCAACGTCACGCCTACGATGGCGCAGCCGTGGGCCGACGCCGGGTATGACTGCTACTGCGTGGACATGCAGCATCCGAAGGGTGAGAGCCGCGACGGCCGCATGATCCGCGTTGGGGCCGACGTGCGCCGCTGGACGCCGCCGATGCGTCGCTTCCACTTCGGCTTCGCGTTCCCACCCTGCACTGACTTGGCTGTTTCCGGTGCGCGCTGGTTCTCTGGCAAGGGACTGTATGCACTGGCCGACGCCATCGAACTGTTCGCCCGTGCGGCGGAACTGTGCGAGGCGATGGGAGCGCCCTACGGGATCGAGAACCCCGTCAGCACGATTTCAAGCTACTGGCGCAAGCCCGACCACACGTTCGACCCGTGCGACTTCGCCGGCTATCCGGGCGGCGAGCGCGACACCTACACCAAGAAAACATGCCTCTGGACCGGGGGGGGGTTCGTCATGCCGACGCGGCGACGCCTTGATCCGGTGGACGGAAGCCGGATGCACCTTCTGCCGCCGTCGAGCGAGCGGGCCAACCTGCGGAGCGCCACGCCGCCAGGCTTTGCCCGTGCCGTGTTCGACGCCAACCACTCGCGAATTCTGAGGATCGCCGCATGACCCCGACCCCCGCCCTCGCGGCGCACAACGATAAGCCGGTGGATGGTGCGGAGGACGCGGCGCGCGAACTTCGGCGTATCGCCACGTTGATCCGCCATCACGTCGAGCGCGACCGCCTTACGCGCGGCAGTCATTCCCAGGAATGGCACACAGGCATGCGGACGGCCGCGAATCACTGCGACGAGCGCGCAGAGACGCTGGAACGCCGCGCTGCCATGCAGGCCGACAGCACCGAACAGGAGACCGCCCGATGAACACCACGAACGGACAGAGCGATGCGCTGCGGGCAAACCTGCCGCCGCTTCCCGACTCGTACGCCTGCACCGCAGGTGCGCGTCGGGATTGCTGGACCGAGGATCAGATGCGCGCCTATGCGCTGCAAGCCGTGCAAGCCGCCCTCGCATCCTCGCCCGCCGAGGCGCCCGCTACGGAGCGCCCTTATTGCACGATCTGCGGTTTTACCGTCGATACGTCGGTCCCGCATCGCCGCCCCACTGAGCGAGGCATTCCCGATGGCCGCTGACACCATGCCCGAGGGCATCCGCCGCGCAGCCGAATTCATCGACAAGCGACTCAACCACGCGCCTTGCGACCGCCAATACATGAGCGAGTGCGTGCGCTGCAACGCGCTCAATCTCGCGCGCTATCTGCTACAGCCTGCGCCCGCTGTGCGGGAGGCGCTCTACACGGCCGAGCAACTGGTCAATGTTGTGCTAGATGCCGAGGAACGCGCCGCCGGCACCCCCGCCCTCCACCCCACGGAGGCGCGCGCCACCCCCGCACAGGCCACGGCCACACCGGAGGGGGATGCGCTGCCCGAGTCGTGGGAATGCTTCCGTGACGTAGGGCGTTTCGATATGTGGTGCGTGCGTCCGATTGGCTCCCGCAAGTTTGGCGAGGGCTTTCATGTGGCGCGGCAGGACGAAGCGCATCACTTGCGCGACTACCTAAACGCCCCCGCATCCCCGCCCGCGCCGCTGGGTGAGGCGGTCGCCTTCCGTTACCTGCACGACTTGGGGGGCGGGCGCTTCGCGTGGACGCGATGGCTGGAAATGAGCGATCTGCATCACTACGGCCCGGACGGAAACCTCATCTCCGGCCCGCATCCCGACTGGCAAAAGGTCGAGTACGCCTATGCCCCACAGGAGCGCCAAGAGGCGCAGGGAGCGGAGCGATGAGCGAGCCAAGGAAGATCACGCGGACGTCTCTGGCTGCCAGCGTCGCCGAAGCGTGGCGCGAGCAATACCCCTATGACGGCTTCCAGCTCGCGGGAGGTCAGACAGCCGGCGAAATCCGGCGCGCCTTGCTCGCTTTGCCGGCCCCGGTCGCGCCTGCCGACGTGGACCGCGTAGTGGGGAATGGGTGTTGGACGCGCGTGCCCGAGTGCGATGGATGCGGTCGTGAGCGCAACCGATCCGTGGT